ATTATTCCGTTTCTGGCGTTGGTGATGCTGGCGGTGGGAATATTACGTTTGGTACTGCACCCACATCTGCACAGACTGTTGTGTTACTCCGGCAAACAGCGCAGACGCAGACAACTGATTATACTCCTAATGATCCGTTTCCAGCTTCATCACATGAAGATGCGCTAGATAAACTTACCTTGCTTGCACAAGACCAGCAAGATGAACTAGATCGTGCTATTAAGCTATCACGCACAAACACCATGACATCTACAGAGTTTACTGTTGGGGCTACAGACCGTGCTAATAAGATACTAGCCTTTGATAGCAGCGGTGAATTAGCTGTCACGCAAGAAATTGGCACATTTCAAGGTACGGATGCTACGACAACAACAGCTCCGTATAATCAGCGTGACTTGATTAAGTCCACTACAGCGGCGCAACTTAACAACGTATATATTTGTATTGCTGACTCTGTAGCTGGTGATTTACTGACTGACACAGACCACTTTGAATTATTGGTAGACGCCGTGTCTGCGGCAACATCTGCTACCAATGCAGCAAGCTCTGAAACTGCTGCTGGCAATTCTGAAACCGCAGCAGAGGCAGCGAGAGACTTAGCTCTGTCGTACAGAAATACTGCTGAAACCCATAAAAACGATGCAGAAAGCGCAAAGGATGCGGCTGTAATAGCACAAGCAGCAGCAGAAGCGGCTTTAGACACATTTGATGACCGCTTTCTTGGAGCAAAATCATCAGACCCAACACTTGATAATGACGGTAATGCTTTGTTAGATGGTGCGCTGTACTTTGATACAACAGCAAATCTGATGAAGGTCTATGACCAGAGTGGTGCGCAATGGGTACAACTTGCACTAACAGGCACAAACCAAACTAATGTTAACCTTGTTGCTGGTCAGATAAGCCCGACTAATAATATTAGCACTGTGGCTGGTGCTATAACCGCTGGCAGCTTTGCTGAAGCAACAAATTTTTCTGCTAAGTATCGTACTGGCTCAACAGACCCAACAGATAGCCTAGATGCTGGTGATTTATTCTTTAACACAACCAGCAACACGCTGAAGGTTTATAATGGTTCGGGTTGGGTTAATGCAACTTTACAAGGTGCTACAATTACCACCTTTGAATACACAGCAACCGCTGGTCAGACTGCATTTACAGGGAATGATGATAACGGCGATTCCCTTAACTACAATACCGCTAATGCATTAGTCACTATTAATGGCGTTATTATACCCACCTCTGATTATACAACAACAAGCGCAACTACATTGACACTGGATGCGGATGCGGCTGCGGAAGTGGGTGATAGCGTTATTATCATTAGTTACTCAGAATTTTCAGCATCTACTGCAAACATAGTTACTGATACAAGCCCTGAACTTGGCGGTAATTTAGATGTTAATGGCAACTCTATTGTTAGCACAAGCAATGGCGATATTAATATTACGCCTAACGGTTCTGGCAAAGTAAAAGTTGATAATGTTTCCATTGATGGAAATACGATTGCTTCGGAAGATACAAATGGTGATTTAATTTTAAGCCCAAATGGTTCTGGTGATGTTGAAGTAAATTCTGATACGTTGAATTTAAATTATACAGACGATGGTAGTTCCGCAGGCCCATATTTGCGATTGAATAGAGTAAGCGCAAGCCCTGCCGATTCTGATGAAATTGGTAGAATTGAGTTTAATGCGAATGATAGTGCAGGTAATGAAACTACATACGCGTCAATTACAGGCAGGACTGACGATGTAACTAATTCCTCTGAAGATGGCCGATTAAGATTTTTCGTTCGTGGCACAACTTCTGGCACAGGCGGCTACTCAACTATGAGCCTACGCAGTTCTAGTGGTACAGCGCATTTAAGTTTTGGTGGTAATGCTAGAATCCACTGGGGTGATTGGGGCGGTTCTGCTCTTGATGGTGATTTATATTTAAGACCTTATATTGCACAAAACTTCGAAGAGGTTAATAATACTAGGACAATAGAATTACCAGATGAATCTGGTTTGCTTAGTTATGTGGAGCAACATAGAACCTCTGCCAGTGATGTAGCTGAAATAGATTTTGACAATCTTCCCACTCTTTTTGAAAGCTATGTTTTTAAATATAGGCTACATCCAGTATCAGATAACGATTATCTTAAAATACAATTTTTAGATTCTTCTGGAACCGTTATTGCAGGTACTAGTTATGGTTATTCAAGAGTGCAAAACGGCAGTCATGTAACATCAAACGCTTCGGCGGCTATTAATTCAACTAGTGGAAATATAGGCAACAATAGTTATGAGGGCATTAGAGGTGAGGTTGTTCTTCTTGGCAGAAATTATATAGTCGATGATACTGATTCTGTGCCGCCAACTGTTGTGGGGCAACACAGTTTTATTAATGGAAGTGGCACTCGTATAGGAGGCACTTATCAAGGGGGGTTACATACCACTAGTCAACAAGCTATTCGTGGTATTCGATTTTCATTTAATACAGGCAACATTGATAGCGGTGTCATTTCTATCGCTGGCATACAGGAGGCAGTCTAATGAAGCGTGCTTATATCGACCTTTCTTTAAAAGATGAAGAAGGTGCTATATTGCCGACTTGTCAAACAGAAGTTGATTTATCTGTAGAAGAACAGCAGCTTAAAGAAGCTTCAGCTATTACAGATTCGGAAAGAGCATTAAATGCTTTGCGTGAGATTCGCAATGAAAAACTATCTGAAACAGATTGGACACAAGGTGCAGATGTTCCTGATGAAATCAAGAACGCTTACACAAGCTACCGCCAAGCATTAAGAGACATAACAAACACATACAACAATCCACGAACTGTTGTGTGGCCTGACAAACCATAGAGGTGCAGTATGCCATCTAGAGCCAGAACTTTTGCAGACAAAGCTAACTTAGCTATCAACGCACAGACAGGCACGACTTATACATTAGTGCTTAGTGATGCTGATGAGATTGTGACACTGAATAATGGCAGTGCAATCACGCTTACTGTGCCAACAAATGCATCAGTTGCCTACGAAATTGGCACTGTAATTAATCTTATTCAATTAGGTGCTGGGCAAGTAACAGTAGCTGCGGCTGGTGGTGTTACAGTTAACTCAGAAAGAGGTTTGAAGATTAAAGGTCAGTACGGTGTTGCGGCTTGCATTAAAGTTGCGACAGATGGTTGGGTTTTGGCAGGTAACACAGAGGCATGATACCTTTATTTTCAACAACAAGTGCAGGGGTTGAGCAAATTACACCCGCTTGGATTTTGCTTGATACAATTACAACAGATTCAAATCTTAGTAGTATGTTTAATGTAACTATTGATAGCTCAAATGGGTTGCCAGCAAGCAGTACTGGCAGATTAATTTTCAATATTGTGGCTGATGAATTTAGAACAGACCAACAAATTGCAAGCATAAATGTTGATTCTAATACCACTATTTTTAATTTTACTAATGACAATGAAGGCTTTGAGCAGGCATCAATACAAAACGCAGACCTTAATGATTATTTAGGCGCACAAGCTGATGATGCAGCAAGAAACACTTTCTATAATGCTTTAACTTTTTCATCTATTTCTACAGCAACAGCAGGTAATGGACAGTGGCTAAGAGATAGTGGTGGCACAACTTCAACTGGCACAGGAGTAACTTTTTCTGGATTTTATATTTATTTTGAAGCTACATCTAACAGTGGTAGTGGAGGCCACCCCATAGGTGGACTTGCAAGAAGTCCAGAGTTTTCTGTTGATAGCAATCCATCTATGGTCATAAACATGGGAAGGTATGGCACTGGCTTTAATAGCAGTGCGGGAACTTATGGACGTTTAGAAATTTGGTGGAAGCCTAGCTGATGAGCAAGCCAACCATACAATCAATTCATGTTGAACTTGAGAAGCATATTGCTGTTTCAGATGAACGCTGGACAGAAACAATACTGCGTATCAAGCGCATGGAAAGCATTATGATTGGCTCTGCTGGTGCAATAATACTGTTGCTGTTGGCTGTAGTCTGGCGAGGCTAACATGGCTATAGATCCTGTATCGGCTATTGCTGTAGCCACTACTGCATACAGGGGTATAGTTTCAGCTTACAGGGCTGGCAAGCAAGTAGAGGCCATGTCTAAGGACATAGGCAAATGGATGGGTGCTATTGCTGATGTAAAGCAAGCTCATCAAGAAAAGAAAGCATCCCGATTCAAGAATGTAGAGGAACAAGCACTTGATACTTTTCAAGCTTTAAAGAAAGCAGAAAAGATGGAGATGGATTTAAAAAACTTTCTTATAGCTAACTACGGCTTTAATGCTTGGAATGATTTATTAAAAATACAACGTGATATTAGAAAGGCCAAGTTAGAAGAAAAACGCCTAAAACAAAAGCGTGCAGAAGAAATCATGGAGATGCTCGGCTTGGGCTTTGTAACGCTGTTAATCGCTGCCATGATTGGTGGTTTGTTTGCCTGGATAGCATGGCTGAAAGGATGGTTTGAATGAGTGCAGAAGATGTAGCAAAAAAAATGCTGGAATTGAAAATATTGCCACGGTTTATGATGCTTGTTTTCACTGGCGTCTATATTTATTGTATCCTGTGGTTCACCGGACTTTCTGTTGAGGAAACAACCGCTGAACGGGCTGCATTGATTTCCGTTGTAACAGGGGCAGCAACAGGGTCGCTGGCAGTCTGGTTAAACTCAGAGCGTTCTTAAATGCCAGCAAAGCTGAATGAAAACACAGAAGTCGCCTTGCCATTGCGGAACATCATCAGCATGGTTGCAGCGGCTAGTTTAGCAACGTGGGCTTACTTTGGCTTGATAGAAAGGCTTAATACATTAGAGACTAACCAGACTATGATGCAATCTGACTTAGAGCAGAACACAGAGTTTCGTATCAAGTGGCCTCGTGGAGAGATGGGCAGTCTTCCGGCTGATTCTGAGCAATTCA